AAATAAAGATTGAGCAACCGAAGCCGGAATGTTTAGGAATTGAACTAAGAAAACTATCGCTTGCTCAGTTGTCAAAATTCCCTCTTTTACTTTTGCAAAAATGTCAATCGCTGAACTAATTTGCGCACCATTATAAGATATTGCAGCATCGTTGGTAACATTTGCCGGAGTTTCTCCTGTAGCATTTGCCACAACGTCCTCAGCTCTTAGGCTTTCAAATTGTAAGTCAAGCGTTATTCCATTAACAGCGAAAATATCCATTAATCCATCTAAAATGATTTCCTGTTTTGGTTTGATTACATTTATCATTAACTCCTCAAAACCTACTTTTATTTCGTCTGCGTTTGAGCTAAATCCGTTTGCCTCTTTTACTCCTACTAACATTGGAGAAGTCAATTTATGAGACGTGCATAATTGTTGGCGCGCCTCTGTACTCAAATAAGCATATTGTTGATGAGCATCGGAAACCTCAAGCGCTGAAATTGTTATCTCGCTATCTTTATTGTCGTTCCAATTTAAAAAGAAAGCTCCGGCGTTTTGTGATCCGGTTAAGTGATTACGAATTTGTCTCGTATTTTCTTGAATTGTCTCTGCGCTTTCTTGTATTCCGCAATTCATATTTATAATATGACCAAAAGACAATCCCTTCTGTATGTGATTGATTGAATAGTTACTTATTTCCTCCTCCATTTTGGCCCACGAAATCCCTGAGACATAACTCGGATTAGAATAATAAAATTGGCCTACCTGATAATCCCTAATAATGTAAATTTCTGAGCGTTCGCCTAAGCCTTCACCATATCCAAAAGCGTCAAAGCGCTCCGGCTTGTATTTATTTACATTTGAGAAATCATAACTATACCAATATCCTGTAATATCTCCGTCCTCATTTGCAACCTCTGGAGCAATTCTTTGCTTTGCAATATGAAAGCATCTTTGTATTTTATTATTGATATATTTTACTTCAATTGAAGCCTCGCCAAACATTTCAAAATCCTTACAAATTTTTCTCAAGTCTTTTTTTGAAACTAACGAAATTATTGCGGCCCACTCCGACGGCTTTTTTGATTTGTCATTTGACGTCAATCCTTTACCATAAATGAACTGACTATAAGAGTCTATTATCGCCGAGTTAGTTGGTGATCCATTGTAAGCGTCTATAATAATTTGATAAAAGCTGTTTTTTTCTCCATTTAAAACCCACTTTTTACCACTCACCTCTTTAATCTCTGGGCGAATGTAATTTGATAGGTTTATTATTTGTAATTTATCCATAAATTTATACTTTTAAAACTCCTTTATTGAGTTCAAAATTTTCTAAGTCAGTTTGAGCAGTTGCGAAAGCCTTGCCTCGATATAATAAGTTATCATTTTCGTTGATTGTAACCTCAAAAGATTGGCCCTCTTTTAAAATTGGCTCATTAAATTTCAATATTAATATATTATTTTGGTAAAATGCGTCTAATATTTCAATCTCAAAAATAATATCTCGTAACTCATCACGCAAAAAAAATGTCAATTCGCCTCCATTATAGGATCGAGGGATGCATTTATATTGATAAGGCCTTGTTAAATTAAATATCCACATATATATATAACTAAAAAATACCTTTTTGTAACAAAAAAAGCCACCGAAGTGACTTTTTTTTAACAAACTATGAAAGAAAAATTAGGAAACAACCGCTGAACTAACTAAAGTCATTAAAGCCGTTTTAGTTGCTGAGTCTAAAAATGGAGACAAATTGCTCTCTTCTCCTGTAATTGTAAGAGTGAAACCTGATAAATCGGCACCAGCTCCTCCGGTTACTTTTGTGCAGTTTGCCATTGTTCCGTTAGCTGCACCAACTAAAAGAATATTTCCGTTATAATCCTCTACGAAAACGTAAGGACGGCCAGCGCAAATTAATTGAACTTGAGCTTGTAAATCAGCCGATAATTTTGGAAGTGTAACCGCTAAAGATTGAGCGTTTAAAAATGTTCCGTTATCCTGTGAGCTTGTTCCAGTCTCTGTTAATGTATTTGTAGTCGCTTTTACTTCGTATTTGAAAACATCCGCTAAAGATCCCAAGCTCGTAACTTGGTGAGCTGCAATTACAAAATCATAATCGTCATAATTGGCGAAGTATAAATTTTTGTAACCACCTCTTTGATCTTTACATCCTAGAAGTTTTCCTTTTGATATTAGACAAGACATATATATATGATTTTTTATTAAAAACCGCCCAATTTAATGAGCGGTTTTGTAGTTAATTAATTAGTCTAAAGATAACCAAACGATTTCTTCAGCGTTGTAGTATCCAACTCCGTAGTTGTAAACAACTTTTCCTCTTACTTTACCAGTAAGTAATCCGATTTCGTCCTCATCAACCAAAGCAACTTGGTTATGATCTGCCAATAAACCAGTTGCGAAAACTAAGTTTTTCTTTTCGTAGATTACAACTGAATTACTTGGTAATCCATTTAAAACTGTCAATGTGTGACGTCCGAAAGCCAAAGCAAAATCAGAATTTCCATTACCATAAGTAATACCCTGAGTTGACAAATAGAAAGCATAAGCCTGAGCAACGTCTGGAGAAACCGCAACGATTAATTCCTTATTTCTCAAAGCAACTGGAACAGCGTTTAAAGCTGGTTTCAAATATTTTGTCAATACGTTAGCCTCAGTAACCGCAGCGTCAGCAGTTGGCTTGTTAACGTCTCCGTCAGCTGTGAATAAATCTAAAAATCCAGGTAATTCAGTACCTCTCCAGATTTCAGTTTCTAATTTTTCACCGATAGCTCCTAAAACTTCAGCTTGTATTGCGTCCATTATATCGCTTGGTGCTGTAGAATTTGCAGCTCCTGAGCCCATAATTCCGTCAGACCAAGTCTGTCTGAAATCTTCTTTACAAACGTCAAAATCATTTTTGAATTTGAAAGGCTCAATAGTATTTTCGTTTAATACGATTGTTCCAGCTGGATTGAATCCACAAGAATAAGCCGTTGTTCCGTCTGTGTATGCGATTTTACGCAAAGACATTTTAGAGTTAACATTTTCTGCGATTGTTACCGCTTGTTTTTCAATTGTGTCAATCGTTTTAAACGCTTGACCGATAATCATACCGGCATCCTTTCCGTTATAATTTGAAGTTACACTAGTAGTTGTAGCCATTTTTTAAAATTTAATTTTTTAAGTTATTTAAGATTTTTTGTGATCTAGTTAATTTCACATTTTTATTTGAAGTTTCAGCAACTTCCGGCTTTGCTTTTGTTGACGCTTTCACTTCAACTTGAGTAGTTTTAACCTCAGCAATTTGAGCGCTTAATTCTGTGCGAATTGCCTCGATTTGTTTTGAAACTTCAACGCTCATATTGGTAACGATTGCTTTAATCATTTCCTCTGTTGACATTTCAACAGCCTCCGCCTCAGCTGGCATAGCGTCAGGCGCTACCTCTTCAACCATTGCGTCTTTAATTTCAGCAATAATACCCTCTTGAGTAATTACTAAAATTCTTCCGTCCTCAAGTTCGTGTTCTCCAACTGGAGCCGGAACTTTGTCTCCATTTTCAGCAACGATAAAAACCGCTTGCTCTGGCTCGAAAGCCTCAGCCTCTAAAATAGTGACACCATCTTTTAGCATCATTGTAGCCATTGTTACTTCTACATTTTCAGTAGTTTCAACCGCCTCAACTTGCTCGTTTTCGTTCGACATTTTAATCGATGCGAAACCCTCTTTTATCGCGTTAACGATAGTTTCTAAATTCATATTTATTTCTGATTTTAAATTTACTTTCTCCATATCAAAGACTCCGTCAATCGAAAATCCTTTGACTTTACCAGTCTTAACGTAGTCGTTCCAAATCTCGTCGTTATTGACTTTCATTAATCCAAACAACGTACCTACTGGCTCATTAAATCCATATAAAACGGATTTGTCGTGTACCTCATCCTCTTTTATCCAAGTCTCAACAAATGTAACATTTGGAATTGACTTTCCGGAATGTTCAATTGTTGAATTATTTTGATAACCTTGTTGTACAAAATTATGTTGAACTTGTTTAATTGTCTCCTTTGGAAAGGTGATATTATATTCGTGTCCGTCTTGATTTCTGTATATCAATTGGTCCGGTATTAAAATTGGCCCTACTAATATTCTTTGCTCCTCGTTAATAGTTGCAAGTTTGATTTCTTTATTTTTTGAAAGTGATATAAAATTCACTTCAATAGCCGGATCACTAACTAACGAGATTGCATAGACGCCCTCGTTATCCTCTTCGTTAAATAAAACTTTGTAAGTCTCCATATATACTATAACTTTTTTTTATTGTTTTGTTATAAACTTTTTACATTAAATTTTAATTTAATGATATAACTTTTTTTTATTTTTAAACTTATAACCTTAAAAAAAAAATAAATTTTAAGGTTATAGCTTTAATTTTTTATCCCATTGAGGCGTTATTTATAATATTTCTATTTAACGCCTGACCTGTTGTAACGGCTCCAGCTACAACAAACGCTTGTACTGGTTGTTGATCTTGGTTAGCTATTGATTGAGCAATTTGATTCGGTCCGCTTGGCCCAACTACATTAAAACTTGGTGCAGTCATTCCGCCTCCTCCGGTTGGTGCTGTAGCTCCTCCCTCTCCTCCGCCTCCTCCTGGTATTGGAGTCGCAATAATATCCTTAACCGCTTTAAATCCTGTCGCGGCAATAATTGCGACGTTTGCAATTTTAAGTCCAATTTCAAAAGGCGTCGTCGTTTTGGTTGCAAGCTCTGCGGAGATACCCTGATAAGTATTAATTAAAGCGGCTGCCGCTGCCATTGCCTTACCGGCTGCCGTATTTTTACCCAATAAATCAGCTCCTTTATTTAAAGTTTCAGAAGTTTTGGCAAATAAAGCCGCTTTAGCTGCCGCCTCAGCTTTTGCAATATCCTCCCTTGACTTTGCCAAGCCTTTAACTTTGTCATTATATTGCTCTTCTGTTATTACTTTGTCATCGAGTTGCTTTTGATAAAGAGCTTGTTCTGCATCAATAGCCTCGATTTTGGCTTCGTAACTTGAATTCGAGTCGTTAATAATTTTCTCTAAGTCTGAGGCTTTTTTCTCATCGTCTTTTAGTCTAGCATTGTCGTCAATTTCTTTTAAATTTGTGAGATGCTGTTTTGTTAATTCCTCAGTCGATAAATTGTTCGCTTCTAAAATTGCTTTTTTCTCTAGATATTCTCTGTTTTCTTTTTCAGCTGGAGTCTCTTTTGGTTTTAAACTATCCAAAATCTCCATTGCTTTTTTAGCCGAGTCCATATCCGCTGCAAGTTTATCGTCTGCAACTTTTTTCAAAGCCGCTGCCTCTTCCTCAGCTTTTTTAGTTGCTGCCTCTTTTGCGTCGTCTTTTAATTTTTGACTATGCTCTTTTGCTTTATCCGAAAACTCTTTATTGTGATTAGTTTGAGATTGTCTTATTTCAACCTGGTGACGATTTTGTATGTCTCTCCTCTCATCAAAAGCTTTCTGTACATTTTGATTTTGTTTGTTGTATTCTAAAATCGATTTGTTGGTTGTCTCTTGTTGTTTTTTAATTACTTCATCGTCGGCTCCGGATGCTTTCAACGATGCTAAATAATTTTTATTTTTTTCGTAGGTATTAAACGCAATCGCTCGAGCGGATTTCTCATAAGCAATTTTCTCATCGATTAATTTAATCTCTAAGGCTCTAATTGACGCAGCGCTTGCTCCTGAGGCTTTTGCCATTGCAAGCTCCTGACTTTGTTTTTTATCGAGTTCGCTGGAGTTTCTCTCCAAAGTTTTAGTTTGACTCTCTAAGGCCTTTTTATTATGATCAACCGCAGCGGTATTTTTAGCGGCAGCCGCTGAGCTTTCCTTAAAATAATTTACAAGCGCAACTCCGGCAGCAATTAAGGCAGCAATTCCGGCTACAATTGCGACGATTGGATTGGCAGCCATTGCAGCGTTCCAAAGCCATTGGCCCGCTGTTACTATTTTTTGAGTAATTGTATAAGATTTTGCAACGGCTCCCAATTGTTTGAACGAGTCAACGCTCTCTCCGACTTGTTGCAAGCCTTGAGACAACGCCATTGCGCTTTGAACTTTTAATAGCGTTTGCTCAACTTCTTTAGATTGACCTCCAAATAAAGCCATACCTCCTTGAAGCGCAGCAAAACCTCCGGCAACTCCAGCCAAAGACGAAGTCAAAGCCTTGAATTTAGCATCCGGATTAAAGGCATCCGTTAAGGCTTTTGCATCTCCTATTTTGTCTTTTAATTCGGCGGCTTTTTTCGCAGCATTTGCAGCCTCAACAGAAGTAACTCCAAATTTCTCGGACATTGTGGCGACTTCCGCTTGAGCTTGTTTTAATTGCGTGCGTAAACTTCCGACAGCCTCCTCCGCATTACTCTGAATATTTATATCAATTACTTTCTCAATCGCCATTTTAATAGATTTTTAAATAGTTGTAAATAGTTGTTTTTTAGTTCGTATTTTCCTTTAGCTGTCGCGATTATTTCATTGTGTTCGTATTGCTCCGCGTGTTTGAGCATTTCTAAAATGTTATTTATCATTATCCTAATTGCTTTATAGTTAAATAATTTGTGTCTTGTAGAATTCCGTCGTTATAATATTCAATACCTATCGCGTCAAATCTGTCAATTCCTGTATAATTTTGTGGAATAAATACTGATAATAATATATCCGAATATTCTGGCAATCCTGTAACCGGATAACTTATGAAATCTGCCGGCCCTTTTAATATAAAATAATCGTAATCATTTAAATAAATATTTGTATCAAAAGTAAATTCTTGATTGTCTGTCTCAACATTAAAAAAAGAGGCGTATCTATAACCGATTGAACTTGCAGCATTTACTCCTCTATAGTCAGTAATTAACTCTAAATTAGTATCTCCACTTGTCAAATCAATAGTCATATTATTAATAATATATCGTTTATTTCGAATTACTAGCCTATCATTTAAAGCGATTCCAATTTTTTTATTATTACTATTTATTATATTTGAAGTCATTAAACTAGGAGGCAAAAGCGCTTTAACTTTTACAATACGAGTTTTAATATTGTATAAATTATCGATATAATTTTTATAATGTCTATAATATAGACCCCTATCGACAATAACATTATACCAGGACGATTGCTCGTTATTAAAATTCATACTCATTAAACCTTGAAAAGTTCTGTCAGTTGGTAAGCTGTTATATTCATTTGAAAACCTATTCCAATAATTTATCGGAGTGTATCCTGTTGGAGTGTTAATAATAATTCTATCGGATCCTGATAATGGAGTGGATTCAACACCATTGCAATATATTAACATCGGCTTAGGTATATATGGCTTTAAATCTTTATCGATTATTGTCGCAGTTTGAAAAGGTTTTGCAAGTTGCTTTTCAAATAATACATTTTCAAATGGGAGTTTAATATCGTAAGACGCGCTCTCATTTGATGAAATTGGATTATATATTAAATCTCCGTAATTACTATTATATATCCCTTTGTATGCTGTATTTAATATATTTGCACTTGTCTCATAAGTGAAATTAAAAGCTTTATATAATTTTGGTCTCTCAATTTCCATTTCCTGAGAGTAAACATATTCGCTAATATCCATTATTTTACCAGCGTTATAGTACATTTCCAAATGGTTTAAATCATATACGTTATTTTCTTTTGGAATTATCATTAAATTAAATGCTTTTACAATACCATTTAAAAAATTGTATATTGTCATATCAGGCATAAATTTAGCGATTTCAATATATGCGCTAATTGTTTGACTTCCTGAAAAAGCTCTTGACCTATATGGATATGTATATTGAACAACTGCTAAGTAATAATTTATATATCCCCTATCATATAATACTTCCGCATCGAATTGAAATTGTGCAGTTGCACTAATTTGAAAACTATAAACATCATTTACAGCTCCTTCCAAATATCTTTTGTGCCTTACCATTACATTTTGGTAAGTACCTACTAAATTATCAATCGTAGCATTCAATAATCCATTTTTATACATATATATTGTATATGGAATTGTTGTGCTACCAAATTGCGGAACGACTTTAATAGTAATAACAATTTCTTCGCTATTAGCTGCAGCACTTCCATAAGAATATGGCGAATAATTCCAAGCTAAAGTGATTTCGCTTGTTGTAGTATTTAATTCAGGGAAAGGAATGTATGGAGAACCTGATACATTTGGAAGGTTAATTTTATAATTATTGCCCTTAAAAACTAACTCTGTTGCTGGTTTTAAATATAAATATAATTTTTTATATTGGTCCTCATTTAAAAATGATCCTGTAAAATCAATTCCATATCTCTGTTTAATTTTTAAAAATATATTTGAAATTTTTATCGCTGGGAATAATTCATTCCATTTTATTGATCCAGCATTTGTCGTAATATCCTCAGAGGCGTGAGCTGAGTCCTGATAATAAAATTTTCTTTTACTTCCTATTAATGGATATTTAATAATATCAGCATTTGCCGATTCAATACGATTAATTACTTGATTAGCTTGCCAAGTGTGATTGTATTCCGCAAAATCTAAACTTGACAATTTATCGTCTTGAATTATATCTTTTAATTGAGTTAAATTTCCATAAAAAGTTACGGAATAACTTTCAATATATCCGTTCTTTTTACTTGCTTTCTCAAGTTGGAAATTTCCGTCTTTAAATCTTTGAGAGTCGATTTCAATATATCCGTCGTATCTTACTCGGTGATCAAACCCCTCATCTAAATTACTTTCGTACCAGTGTGAGAGTATTTTATTATTTTTATTTGAGGCCGGAATTGTAAATGACTGAGTAAAATCTGTAAATACTTTACCAATATCATTAGCGTTAGCAATTTGAGAAGTAATACTTATTTTTTCATCCTTAAATAAATCCAATTTTTGATAGTCAGCTCGATATATTTTATATACGCTAGAACTATCAACTTGGATCGGAGTTTGTAATGTTAATTCGGTTGCTGTATTGGATGCAATCCAAGAAATTGAGCCTTTGCCTGTCCCCTCTGTTATTCTAATATAATGACCTGTAAATTGATTTGTCGTATATGTACCTGGTCCGCATTTTATTAAATAGTACGGACTAAAATTTGCAATAGTTATAATACCACTATCGACAAGAGTATTTTTTTTAATATAAATTTGTACGGCTATCATATAACGTCGTTAATTAAATTATTTGAGAATTCAAAGTCAATTTCAAAGTTGATATTTTTATCTTTTAATTGAGTCTTATATGTTAACGATTGCGTTTTAATTGTAGCCGGTATATTATCAACCAAAATCGTATCACTTAACATAAGCTCTTGGATGAATTTATTATAATTTTCATAAACCCAGCCAGTATTGCAAGTAATTGACCAAGTTCCGTTTATATTAAAAGCCTTTGATTGGCCAATTAATGGATTATAATTGACGTTAGATTGCAATAAACTATATTTGCTCCCTTTGACATTTATTTTATTGGAATGCGCTTTGAAAAATGTTAATTGCTGCCACCCTCCAAATCGATTAACGTAACTTACATTCACCGGAGTGTATTTGCACTCGTCTAATTTTTCAGTATAAACCCTGTATAAAACTCCGTCGTCGTCGTTTTCAATCTCGCAGTAATCTGAGTTATTATAAGCAAGCGGAAGTCTATAATTATAATAATTTGCACTCGTTGCAGTTCTAAACGTATTGCTATTTAAAAGCGTTCCATTATTTAAATAATATTTTATACTAAAATTTATGCCCAAAGCGCTTTTTAAAATAAAATTGTAGTAAGGAATTAAATTGTAGTACTGAATTTTATAATTTGAATTATTATCGTAACCCAATAAAGATAAATTTGCGTAATCGTCATTCATATAATTTAATCCCTGACTTACTTCCGTATATCCATTAACTCCAATATAAACAACATTTGTCAATAAAGTGTAAGTACCGGCGACATTTTTATAAGTCTTAACTCTTACCAAACACCAGTCGGTATTGCTCTCAATTACCGGAGTGGCTGAGTAATTTACATTTATTTGGTTGATATATTCTAAAATATAAGGAGATATATTGTAGTTTGTCTCTGTCTGAGTAACTGAGGCAATATTTTCGCTCATTATGTAAGTCGGATTCGTTGGCTCTGTCGTTCCTTTGTTCCAAATAAACAATTCAACTTTGCTCCCTATTTGGCCTGTCTCGTTTATTATAATTTGAAACGGACTTCTAGCGCTAATTATATTCATTTTATATCTCTTTAAGTGTAAAATTTAAAAACGACTCCAAATCTAGGCCGTATTTGTCTGCAATATTATTGTCAAAATTCTTATATTCATCGTCAAACGCATTCCTAAAAAATTTTGTCTCGTACGTTCCGGTCCTATTTATCGAATTTGTTATCGAAGTGACCATTAATTTACGATTAACAAATTGACCTCCGGCTCCTCTGACTCCTTGAATGCCTTTTCTCAATACCCATTTGTCAATCGCACCCCTTGAGGCATTCGCTTTATATGGAGAGTTCGGAGCTTTTGAACTTGACTCGCTTCCTTTTGTTCCAAAATCCAACTCTTTCCAGTAATCCTCAGCATAAAAATCAAACTCAATAGAATTTTTATTCTCTTTGGCTTTATAATCTAACGACTTTGACAATTGACCGGAAGCGTTGTGTGTTCCGTAACGTCCTCCAGTCTTTAAATTTAGCCTAGCTCTCTCAATTACTAACTTGCCAAACTCGTCAAGGGCCTGTTGTACGTTTTTAATCTCCATTACAACAAACTCCAAACTCGTTATTCGGTACGCTTATCTCAATATCGCACTTCCAGCCGTCAAGCGCATTTGTAAACGCTAATAAAATTGGTTGCAAAGTCGGATCGTTTTGCAATTCAATATCGTTGTCGTTTCTTTGCATCCGCATTTTTGTAATCATATAATTTAAAATGGCGTGGCAAGTGTTAAGGTTATCGAGTTCGTTATCGTTCCCCAAAAATTTGTCTTTAACATTTACCTTTGACATATTTCGAATATCTACAATAGCAACCTCGAAAGTAAAATTAACAACTCCTGAGCTAATTGAAGAGCTGAGGATATTAATGTGAGCAAGTGGAAAAATATTTTTCTTAAGATTGTCAATTATATCGGTGCCGTGAGTTATCGTATTTAAAAGAGGCGCGCTTTCGAGCGTGCTTTTTATATATTCTATTGCCTGGTAAAATGCTCTCATTTTTTAAAATGGTTTTTAATTTGTTTTGCCTCCTCTTTGCTTTCGTCAATTAAGTAAGATAATAATGTGAGTGATTCGTGAAGAGGCTCGCTTCCAACTTCTCGAGGCTTGATTCCAAGCTCTCTCGAAAGTCGAACAAATGATTGGTACCAACCCCAGCGCTCGTGAAAGCCTCCTCGAGAGATTTCCCCTCCCTCATCGCCTTGCTCTCCAAATGCGATAGGATATTGTTCAATAATTCCTTGCTTAAAGTCCAAAAAAAAAGAATTGATCCTGTTACAATATGCATCGGCACATCATTAAATAACTCCGCTTTGCTTTCGTCTCCGTTGTAGTCCTCAATTTGATAAAATGGCAAAGCCTTTTTTGTTATTGGGCGATACATTACCGACATTAATAAACTTAAATTCTCATCCATTCCGAGTAGTGAGTCCATTGTCGCGTGTTCTCCAATTGTCATTTTGTCTAAGTTTGGGATAAATCCATACTCAACGCCGTCCATTTTAAAAATGCGAGTTAACTTTGGTTTTTGATCCAATACCTTAGCCAAATTTTCGACAATTTCCGCGAAGTCGTTAACCGGTATTTTCATAACATCGGCCACGCTTAAATTACAAAAGATTGCAATCATTTGAATGCAAACAAAAGTCTCATCGTCTTTATTTTCTTTTACTACTTTTAAATATCTCAAATATTGAGACAATTTAATCTCATTTAAATCCGTTGGAATTATAACTCTCATATATATATAACTAAAAAAAGTGATTTTGTTTATTAATTTTATGTAATAATAACGCGACGGCTTTTATTTATTGCGAGGCTCATCATTGCGAAGTACCTCAGCGCGTCAATTGCGTGGTTAAATTCATCAATAGGTCGGTTGAGTTTTTTGCCTGTCTTATCTACGTCCCAACTATAACTCCGAAGCTCCTTTATTAAATTTATACTTGACTTTGTAACTAGAATTTCCTTTTGCTGTAGTACTGAAATTCCATAATTGATTGAGTCGGCTCCTTTTACAACTGGTTTAATATTGTATCCGGCGCGTCTTATCTCCTCAATACTTTTTGGCTCGGCTGAGTCGGCCCAAATTGGAGCGGTCCTTTCCTGTCGCATTAGTCGAATTATATCGGAGTTCAAAAGTGAGGTTGAGTAAATCATTTCGTCAACGATAATCTTACCATTATAATCGTAGACTCCAACGTGAGCGGTTGGGTCATTGCTGTACCCAAAATCGAGTCCGCTTCCTAAGAATTTTGCCTCAGGAGGTATTGTATCGATTTGCTCCCAGTTTTGGAATATGACTCCCTCAAGTGATCCGAGCTGACCGAGTCCGTAAACATTCCACCAATTGTCCCAATATGTTGAGGTCGCTGCTTTGTCTTTTGCTTTCTCAATCTCTTTAACGATTGCTGGATCGAGGGCCTCATTATCTTTGTACGTCAATATTACAAAGTCGCTGTCTTCATCGTTTAGGAGTTCCGTTTGTACCCAAAATTCATTTGTCGGATTGTAGTCAAGGTATATGAATTTTTTAGTCCTTACGGCTAATTGTTGATAGCTTTCAAAATCGATATTATTGCACTCATTTACAAATAGAATATCTCTCCTGGCTCCTCTCAATTTGTCGGGTTGATCCACGCTGAAAAATTCAATATAACTATTGTTTGAGAATGTATATTTTAGTGAGGATCGATTGAAATTAGCGTCTCGATAATTGTCAGTTAATAACATTATCTTTTGGAAGTCTTTTAAAGCTCCACGTTTCAAATGCGGAATGCTCTCACTAACAATACTTATCTCCGAGAATGGATTTTGTATTGCGTAAGTAATTAAAAGAGGTAAGATTGAGAAAGTTTTTGAGCTTGACGTTCCTCCCTGTACAATCCGAACTCGTTTTTTTAGTTTGGCGATTTTACTCTGTGCCGTTGTTTTCTGGAACATCCAAATCTAAGGAGTTAAAAATTGGTTTCTCAATACTAATATTTTGATCAATCGTTTGCTTTGGCATTCCGAAGAAGTATTTAAACCACAATTCAATGGCCCATTTTTCACCAGCTTGCATCGCTGCCTCAAGTTGTAAGATTGCCTCCGGTAAAAAAGGTTTCAATCTTTCGTAAGTGTCTTGCATTTCGGATTTTGTCATCAAACGCTTATCGTCTGGACGCATTGCTTTTGTGCTGTGTCCTCCGTTTAACTTTCTTTTATCCATAATTAATATAAATTAACTAATTAATTTCAGAAGTACCAGAATATTTTCCTAAAATGATTTTATTATTAGTTAAAAACATCGACGTAAAGAATTTATAGCCTCTGTAAGACTTTGTTTTTAATAATTTGAACAAGTTATCCGGCATCCATATTTCATTAGCTGATACGTCCTCTGGTGCGTTGTCAATTACAGCATCAAGAAACGAATAAAATTCCTTTTGCTGTTGTTTTTTCGTTGATTTTGTCGACTTGCTCTTTGTTGTTGTCATAATGTTCCCTAATTTTATACTTTTGTACAAAGGACCATTTGTCGCGTCCATTTGTAAAATAAATTTTATCGATGCCAAGCTCTTTTGCTGTACTAAATAAGTCGGAATTGTCTCCGGATTCGTCTCGAGCTGTTAAAATTATGACGTCTTTACCCTCAGATATAAATTTGGAGGCTAGTTCTTTGCCTTTTTTAGTTGAGAGAGTGCCGTCGTAGTCAAAACTAATTGGCATAATTGAACAATTTATATAAATCTTTTATAATTGTCTCGTGGACCTTTGAGCAAGTTGGGCAATTTGAATTATCAATACCAAAATAATGTAAATATAAGCCATTTAAATAGTCAACGTCCTCGAAGTTTAACTCTGTTCGTCTTGCATCGATAATTCTTTGACCTTTTGCCTCTAAAAATAGGCTAAAATGTTCTTTATCGTTTTGAGTCATTTCAGATTTTACCTTTTTAAAGTTAAAAAGTCTGTTTAGTCCAAATTGTCTCTCTTTACAATCTAAGCAAGGCTCAATTCCAACCGCTGAGGTTAAATTTGCGACAACATCGCCAAGTCCTTGAATTTCTTTTTTAGTCTTTCTTTTTGCCATTTAATTTGTTTTTTACCATTTTATTAATCCGGTGTATCGTTTGAATATGGATTCCTGTTTGTCTCGACAATTCTCTCTGTCCTATTAGTGTCGATTGCTCAAACATTGTGCGTTCATACCAGGTGAGATCTTTGGAGAGTTCTGAGTAATCAATTCCCTCATTATATTGCTCGTCTTCGATTTCAAATTTACTGAAATCGTCGATTAAAATATCGTTATTTTTCAGAGAGTCATAAAATAATGATCTCAAAGTTACAAAAATATATCCGTCTGAGACAGGAATAGTCCTCTCGCTTAATTTTATGTACATATTTTGCACCAACTCATCTGCTAAATCTTTGCATTTGCATATTTGCAAAGCCATTTTTCGCCATTGCTGGTCCTTTTTAGCAAGTTCGTGAATTATCAAAGCCTCATCGGATTAAAAAACTCACTTAAAAAATGCAAAATGTGGGTTTCATTTTCTATATAATAAGCTGTACCTCTAATAATTAACACAATTTCCTCAGATGACTCAACCCAATATCCGTCAATACTATCGACGTTGACTCTAAAATCGACAAATGAGCCGTTGAGTCCGAGATTATCGTCCTCTTGTTCTAACCACATTTGAGTCGATATCGTGTAAGGTTTAATCATTTGACAAATATACAAATTATATTAATATAACTACAAAAAGTGATTTTGTAACAAATTTAGAACAATTTTGTTTGATTTGTGTGGTTTTTAATGCGTTCCATTGCCTTATCAAAATATTCCTTATCAAGCTCGCACGCTGTCAATTCAAATCCGTAATCGTGGCAAGCAATAGCGATTGAGCCACTACCGAGATGCGTGTCTAGGATTTTGTCTCCAGGCTTTGCGTATTTATCGAGTATCCATTTGTAAAGTGCAACCGGCTTTTGAGTTGGGTGAATACGAGTTTCTTTGTTTTTCATATCGCCTTGTATCATTCCATTCCAAGTAAATTCAAAAATTTGTACACTTTTATGAGTTGAGCAAATTGCAATTTCACCCTCGCCAAAAGCCGTTCCGTTTTTATTCCATACAATAACTCCACCGCATAAACCTAAAAAATTTCCACCCCAAATAATTTGATTTTTTGAAACTCGCTCAAGTTCTAAATAATATTTATTATCGGGAGCAATATTTTCAAACAAGTGATAACCTTTCCTTTTTGTAGCTTGTTTACTTTGTTTTTTATTATCAGTCAAACCAATAGCATCAATATTTCCATAAGGAGGATCGACAATAGCTAAATCAAAGTAATTATCAGGATAGCGAGCCATTAACTCTATATTATCCTCGTTTGTTATTATAAGTTTATTTTCCATTTTATTTTTAGTTTATTTATTTTATAAACTCAACATTCCAATCACTCCAAACTAAAACTTGACATCCGTGTTTTTTAAGCTCTGAGAGCCTCAATTCTTGAAGTGGTGATAATATACCATTTTCTTTTTTTACTTCAATAAAAGTAACGTATCCGTCTTTTATAACTAATAAGTCCGGAATGCCATTTGTTGAGGTCTTTATTAATTTGGTTACAAAATACCCTTGCGCCTGGAGTTTCTTTTTTATCTTAGTTTGGATTTGCTGCTCTGTCATTTTATTTTAATCTACAAGGTATTCATCTGTACTTAAACATAGTTGAAATTCTGATAATGCTGTTTCTCTTGCTGTAACATAAACTGAAGTATGTGGATGATGATTTTCAGCCAAATATTTCATTAATGGTCTAACTGCCTTTTCAAATTTTTGTTGTCTCTCGATTTGTTTTTCCATTTCTTTGGATTTTGTATTAGGTTTTCCTTTTCCCTCGTTTAAAACCAATCTAAACTCTGGACTTACAGAAGGAATAACTCTAACTTTTGGAGTCGTTTCAGCTTTTTTATCGTCGCCACTTTCATCTGTTGTTGGATCTATACTTGTATTAGTAAATAATTCTTTAAATGTTTTTGGTGTTTTCATAATCTTATTTGTTTTTAAGTTGTTGTAAAATACTATCTAATTTAGAAGCTATCAACCATAATGGGATTGATATTGCCATAATTTCTAAAAATCTTTCCATAATCTTATTTGTTTTTAAATTTTGCATTGTAGTATTCATCTCCTAAATAAATATCTATTGCTATTATACAAATTCTACCATCTTCATAAGCATTCTCAATCTGTTGCTTTTCCATTTCTTTGGCTTGTTCACATATTTCAAATCTTTTAAAATGAAATTCTGCTTTAGATATTTCATCATTAAAAAGTTTTGATACTAATATTCCAATTTGTTGTGTTTGAAATTCTACTGCTGTTTCTTGTTTAGGTTTACCTCCAAAACAAGCAGATGCTAAATCATTAAATTCTTTTGTTCCTATTTGCGGCATTTGATTTTCCATAATCTTATTTGTTTTAAATTGTTATTTAGTTATTATAATAATAAACGCAACGGCCAACGTGATTACTGAAATCCAGGCCAATAATTCAATGATAATTTCATCTCTATTATTCATATTTTTTTTTATAAATTTTAAACAATTGCTCAAGTGTTAAATCTTTGCCTTTGTAATCCCAAAGATATATCGAATTAAAATCGCACTCCAAACGGAGCCAAGTAATAAAATTGACGACTCTTATAAGGTCGTCGTCTTTTGGTATATATTTTGTGCCTTTCATAATCCTTTTTCTATTTTATAGATTTCTAATAGTTCTTTAAATTCTAAATAATAATCTCTTTCACCTTTATAGAATTTATCTTTGTTTATCCAAAACCACTCTACAAATCCAATAGCAAATTCATCTGCTACTTGAACACATTTATTAGCTACAATCCATCCGTCAGCAGCAATTTCAAATTTTTCTTTTAATGTCATTTTGATCCTAATTTAACTAAATAATTAAACATCCATTTAAGTCGGTTTCTTAAAATTTCATATAATAAAATCGTTAGTAATATATTCATAAAAGCTTAATTTCTTGTTTAACTTTTTGCCAATATTTAAAATTTAATCTATCACTATCATAAATATTTGGATTATCATTTATTATCTCATCAACTGCTATTAATGCATATTGCTTTGCAATATCTTCGTGAACTACATTATAAATTCCATTTCTGTGAAATCTTATAAATTTATTAATTAACTCTTCTGCTTTTTCTTTTGGTGTCATAGTTTTTCTATTTCTTGTTTAACTTCCATCCAAAATCTAATCTCTTTATTTGGTGTTTCATATTCGTGCCATTCAATAGCTTCTACAATTTCATTTATTGCTATTAATGCACATTGTTTACAATGTTCTAAATTATATTTATAAGTATAATTATTGTAATCATACATAAGTTTTTTTTCATACTTATTAATTAAATATTTTGCTTTATCATTTGGTGTCATATTTTCCTAACAAAATTATCGTTATAATCAAATTCAAGCTCAAAAGTTTCGGAGTTGTCTAAATATTTAAATGTATATATCCAGTGAAAGCAAAACGCTTTTTTTTGATTGCTCCATTTCTCTGGCATTTCTAAATTTTTTTTCGTTCCTATCATTCTAAACTCACGGCCGGCAGTTCCAACCTGAGGCAGTAAATGAATACCAATTTTATTATTTTTTACTATTAGGTAGTTCATTATAAATTTTTAATCGCCCAATTAGCGTAGTCAATAATCTTTTGAAAATCCTCTTTATCCTGGCCTTTTTGTCTCCAGGTATATTTGTCAATATTAAATTTGCAAATAGCTAGGATTTGATCCTTTATCAAATTGGCCTCAGCTCTAGCAAATGTATCGATACCGATTTGATATTGATCCGGTTTTGTAACTCCATTTTCATCGTAATTATTTTTAACGTATGGATTTGTATTTGTCTCAAAGAAATTTTGAGCCGTTCCGTTACTTCCTAAAACATTTTTTGGTATATGCTTCATAATTACCAATATTTAAAAATAAAATGTAAAATAATAAGCCAAAATCCCGATCCAGCTAAAACAATAAAAGCTCCTTGCAATAATTCTAAAAAATTTTCCTTATTCATAATTATAAAAAATAAACCCTCCTCGATTGCTACCGCCAAGCGCAAAAGAAAAGGGAATTATTAAATACTTTACTTTGGCGGTTGTACAAATATATAAATTTTATTTTTAATTACGCAAATAATTTTCGTTAAATATTTTCAAAGTGTAATCCTTTTTTTTAAGTACGGCTTTGTAAATGTCAAGTTCAATGCCTCCTTTGCTAAATATCCAAAAGATTTCATTTGATTGCCTTTGCATTGTCGTCAATCGATCTCGAGATTGCCAGTAACTTGTAGCACTAAAATCAATATTATAATAAACTAAATACTTTGCATTTTTCAAACTTATTCCCTCACGTCCAGAGACGATTTGCAGCGCAATACATTTGTCACTATTGTCAAACTCCTGGACGTTATCCGTCAAATGATCTCCGTATACTGATTTAATAGCGTTAAATTCCTCTTTAAACTTATAAAAAATTGCGATTTTTATACCTTTAAATTTGTTATGTATAAAAAATGCCTTATTTTTATCAATTACTTTACTCGATCCGTCCTCAAATTTACAGGTACCGCTCGATAATTGGTGTATTTTCTGCATCAATTTAACTCCAGTATCTCCGAGAATGACCTGTCCGTCGGTGTTTTTAACAACTAAATTCTTTTTGAGCTTGTTAATTATTAAGTTAGTTATAGGTTGCATCTCGCACTCAAGGATCATTTCGTTAACTGAGGTCGTAAATCCGGCCTGAGCTTGTGTGAAAGTTATAATATAGTGTTGTATATTTCTTCTAATTAGCTGCTCTTTGGCCTGGCTATAATCTTTTATAACCGCATATCCTAAGCGTTTTTCTTTTACGTCCACATAATCAACGGCCCACTTATAAAAATTCGTATATTGTTTAAATGGTGAATGATCACTTATCCAAAATTGGTGATACCATTGTGAATGGCTTTCCGGAGTTGGAGTTCCTGATAAAAAAATCATAGGCAAATGAGAGTAACGCTTTTTAAATAGCTGAGCGACTTTGTTCGGCTTTGGATAAGCTCCGAAGCGGTGGTGTTCATCGTGTATTATCAAGTCAAATACGTCCCCTTTTTTATCTATATTTGGGACCAAATGCAAACTCTCATCGTTTATAATTGTCAAATCAAAGTCAAAGCCAAAATTATCGTAGTCCCACTGGATTGAGGAGATTGCTTTTTTCTTAGTTAGGAATAGGACTTTTTTAGCTCCGAATAGCTTTGCAGTATTTATGGCCGTCAAAGTTTTACCGGTCCTCACTTCCATTGCTAAATAAACGATTTTTTTATGATCCAAAATCTCAGCCGCCTGAGCTGAGATTTTTATTTGGTAGTCTCTGAGTTCCATAATTAAAAAGCAATGTCGTTCTCGTCCTCAATCTCAGTAATAAATCCATTTATTGAAAATTTACGAATGCCTCCGTTAGTTGTGTCCTCACGTTTCCATTGTTTAAATTCAAAATAAGTACCTAACCAACGTCCAAACCAACTCACGTTCATATTTCGAGGCATTTCTCTAACTCCGTCGGCATAGGCTTGCATTATCTCCTTAGTAGTATAAAAATAATCGTTTTTCCATAAAAATTCATTCTCACAAAAGTCATAAAAATCCTCGCAAGTATTGGCGATTAATTTTTTAGTTTTACCAGTTTTAAGCTCTGAGTAAATCAATCCATTTTTAAAATACTTTTGAATGTTTGAAATCATATAATTAAAAAAAGCGTTCCACTCTGACTCATTCCACCCGTCAAAAAACATTTTTCCAAACTCGTTAACCGGCTTGTATTTTTTTGAATAGTGTCTGAATAGTTCAATTTCAATTTTACGAGCGTCGTGAGAGTCTCCAACGCCTGACAAAATATAATTTGAAGTAAACAAAATTTTAGGACTTTTTACAAAAGGGATTTCAATTGGTTGCAAGTTCTTTTTGTTTAAAGTTAAGTTTCCAGTTATTATACTAAATAACGTCTCAAATTTAAAGGACCGCTCCATATCGTCAAAGCAAATGATATTATCGTCTAGGTTAATCGTTTGATAAGGAAATTGACCTTTGTTATTAAATTCCTTTCCGTTTAAAGTTACCATTTTACGCAAATGTCCTAGCGCCTTAGATATTAAAGTCTTACCAGTTCGTCCGCTTGGATTGTCATTTAAAGTCTCATCGTAGTAAACAATCGCAAGGCCCTCGTCTTGTTTTTTATATGTATTTAGCAAATATCCTATTGACGTTTCAATAGTCAATTTTCGGCTTTCATCCTGGTTAGATATATTATAAATAAAAGTTTCAAAATCCGATTTGTCTTGAGTGATTTTAAAATTATAATCTATTATGTTTTTTTGCCACACAAAGCCTCCAATATTAATGTAATCTATAAAATTAACCGAATCAATTTTTACCTCAACGACCTTATTTTTAAAAAATAGATAGGAAGTATCGGCAGTATCTCTGATCATTGTTAAGTCCTTTGTATCTAATTGGTTTAAATATCCCTCCGTAAATTTAGTTGTAGACTTCGCAAAGAAATTATAAACTTGCATATCAACCTCAATTACGTGATTAAGTACAAAATCTTTGATTTGTACCTCATTAACCTCATTTATAATGTTATTATATACTTTTACAAAAGTAAACTCCTTATCATTTAATTGAACTTTATAAAATCCTCTATTTTCTAAAAACAATTTAAACTTATAATCGTTTAAAGATAGTTTCCCATTTTTATCAGTGTCCCAAAAGACCAAAAAATCGTCCTCAAAATCAAAATCGATTAAGTCCTCAATATCGGAATCCGTTAAGCCGTCTTTTCGAAATTGTTTTTTGGCCTTTTGTACCCCCTTTTTTAAAATTTCCTGAGCCTCTCTTATTTTATTATCGTCAACCAAAGTAAGGCTGTCAAACTCATTAATATTTTTATAAGCGCTATTTATAATCGTTTCAAGTTCTGAGTCAGTAAGTCCAGCCGAATAGTAATTTTTAAACATTCCAAAAGCTTCATCCTTTGGAAGTCCAGCCCTATTCAAACCGGATGCCAATTTAAAAAGATTATTATTTCGCTCTCCAGCATTTAAAGTAAATTTTTTATTAAACCATTTTATAATAACGTCAACCTTTTTTGAAGTATCATTAATTTGAAAGTGAGTAGGATAATTATTTTTTCGAGTTATCTCTGTAAATTCATTTTTTAAAATCCAAACTTTTGAATTGTGATTGATAAATAAATCCGGATCAAAGCTCTCATAACAAACTCGAGAGACGTCTTTTGTTTTTGTGTCAAGACTTGAGTCAAAAGTTTCACAAAGGGCCTCATAGTATTTTTTATGGTTTTGTATTTCTGCCGGTATTTTTACAATTGCTTTAACTCCATTTCCGGAGGGACTAATAAAAGCGCTATAAATATACTCGTTATCCTGGAGGCTATCTCTTAAACAAATTGCGTCCTCAACGTCGTCAAAATCTAAACACGCAAATCCGGAATGATTAACGCAGTTCTTTGCAGCTCGTCGAGAAAATTCTCCACTAAAACAAACAGACTTTAATTTGGCTTTTGCTTGGTTTCTTTTTTCTTTGTCTTCAATCAATCTTAATGATTCGATTTTATCTTTGTTACTTCCGTCTTTAAACGATAAAAGTACATTGTCAATCTCATCAAAGAATGGATTTTCAACGTCTGTAATTTTTGAAAATATTGTGATCATAATTATTTTGCTGTTCCATTAAATTTATAATAAAAAATGTCATTTTTTTTAGTCATAAAATCTAAAATGACAACTCCAAAATCGTCAAAACTAGGAGTCAAAGTTAACGGGATGCAATTATCAACGTCAATTGATTTCAATAATTCGTGAAAGGCACTCGAATGAATATTTTTTGAGCTAAATGTTTTGGAGTCTAAGTCATCAAATACGGCCTCCATTTCGTATTTGTTTGTAATAAATAATTTCATAATAAATAAATTTAAAAAGGGATAAATCCACCAACTTCGACACTGGTTTCATTATCCCTT